TAAAGAATATTCCAATGCGCTAAAACGGTCTTTTTCAATAGAGCGTGAAATTCGTTCTACTTTATATTTATTTTCTACTCCTGTGGGCTTCAGCCGCAGATTATTAAGTTCATCCATAAGGCGAGAAGTCATTTCATATGGTAGTAAGAAAACGCGCCTATCATAGGCAGACATTTTTTGTCCTTTCTTGGTTTTCATTAGTTTATCCTTTACAATGCGCTCATGCGCCAAAAACGATACTGAACCGGTATTTATGGCAGTAAGGAATGCCGCATGGATAGCATCTTCATTTGATGCGCCAGCCTTAATATCATAGAGAATAGCATTGTATGCCGGAATTGGCTCATCCTATTCTATTTTAAGCTCTGGCGGCAAATGGTTTTCATTATTGAAGGTATAATAGGCGGGATATTGCTCGCCGGTATTTTTATCATAAGATGGAACCGCCATTGCGTCCATTAAACCAATACCGGGGCCGTTACCGTCAATTACGACCTCGCGCGGCTTGTAAAGCTAAATCAATTTTTTAATACGAGGTGCCTAATCTGTAATGTAGTTAGCGCCATTAATAACTTCGGTATAAACTACGCTTTTTTTATAGCGCTAATCGTTTGGATAAACTTTAATAACCATAATGGCAGTATTCGCGCTATAGCGGCCAACGTCAACGCCAATCTCGTACCAGGCATCCGGACATGTGTCGCTATAGTAAGCATGGCGTTCGCATTTAAGTAATGAACGATGCTTATTTAGGCGACGTGAGTCAAGCCAAGCATCGGAACTATTACCGCTCCAGATTGATAAAGATTCTCGCGCAAAAGACTCTTCGCTTACAGTATTGGAATAGCGTTGGTCCATTAAGGTTGCTTTATCTAGAAGCCCATAATGTAGGGGGACTTCATAGGACAAGCCCCAAGAGAAATACTCCTTCGGGCGCAGCACCGCATTAACAGTTATTTCTATTAATTTCTAGTACATAAAGACGGTACGTTCTGCCGCTGTAGTAATGAAAATCTGTGAGGCAGATGGTTCGTCTGGATTAAGGGTGCCATCAACTTCACGGCGCGCAATGTTCATTTGCGGCCATAGGACTTCGTTAAATGCGACTTCTTCAATAAGCGCGGCTTCTTCCAATATAGCAGAAGTTGCGCGCAAACCACGAGAAGTATCTTTAGAAACAACAGTAATAACTGATTTGTTTTTTAACCGAATTTCATAGTAATTGCCGCTAGATTTGATGCCAGTTTTGCCATCTTCCGTGCGGGTTGCCAATTCTTTTTCTAGGAGAGGCCAATGCCTAAAAATTTCTGCGAATTTCGCTTCCGCAATTTTAATAACCGTGCCTTTTACATCAGAAGCAATCATAATCGTGGAGCCGGGTAATAATACCGCCTTAACAATTGCGCCAAGGTATGCCGTAAAGGACTTGGATGTAGCACGGGTTGCCGTCCAGAACGTATAACGATAGCGCATTGCGGCGCGAAGTTCTATGCGCTAAAAGGGCATTAAATGAAAGTGCTAAGCGTCTGTTCTGTCCTATATCATGTCTAGCCAAAGGTCAGGATATAGTATCCATAAATTAAGATACTTAGTAAATAATTCTTGATTACTATCTAAAAAATCTTTAGTGAGGATGACGCCTTTTTCAATTGGGATGCCGTCGCGCATTAGGGTCTCCTATTGAAATTCACTCATCCTACTCCCCTCCCTATAGCTCGGCGGCAAGTTCGCTATCGCCTTCATATTCAATGTCGGCGGTTTCGTCAAACTCAACTTTTTCATTTTCAATTTCTTCAAGGCGTTCAGTCATATTATATTTCGCGCGCTTATCTTCAACTTGTTCTGCGAAGTTGCCTTCATTGCGGACTAGCCGCTACAAATAATTTTGAATATTTTCCATCATAAAGTCAATGGAATCTTGTGGCTCAGTATGCCAATTTGGATGCCATCCTTTCTTGCCAAAATAAACCATAAGTTCCCCAACAGATTCAAAGTCCGCCGCGGACTTCGCATTGGATGCCTCAAAGTGGTAGGTTTTAACAATGTCGTCAGCTTGCTTCATCATCTTAGAAACATCAATGCCTTCGCGCAGACCCTACTTAATATGCCACTAAAGCTCACAAAAGTCGCGCGCCTTTTCCTAAAGAATTGGAGTGGAAACATTTTGCGTTGCCACGATTTTATTGTAGAAGTCCTCAAGCCAAAGAAGTTCATCGGCCTTATAGGTTGGGCCCCATACCTTCTTCAGGTGCTTCATTTTGGCTTCTGAAATTGCCTTAATCTCATCATCAATGGTGCCTTCTTTTCGCGCCAATTCCCATCGCGCGTTCTCTTCTTGCCAGGTTAATGCCGCATAATGGTCATCATACAGGAGATTGAAGTACGCGGTAAAGGTATGGTCTTTGTATTGCGCGTAAAGTTGCGTCCATTTGTTAAGGTCCAGCGGCAAGTCCAACCAGCGCATTACGCGGTCAACCTCACCTAGGTTGTCTTGCGGGGTAGTTGCCTCAAGGCATGAAGTACAGATGTAGGAGCGATGGCCGGGAAAGAAGCGCGATGGCGTGTATTGGTAGGCTTCTAGCGGCTTATCTACCTTACACCTATAGCATCGCTTGGTCTTTTTTTCTTCCGTCATACTCATTCTATTCCCCCCTCTTTATGCGGCGTTTGCGCTCGCAATCTCGGCAGTAGGATTGAAAACCATCCTTGCGGCCGGCGTTTTTTGTATAGAATAGGGCATGGCGCGGTAAGGCTTGGCCGCAACCCTTACATACTTTTAGTTCGGATTTCGGGGTCTCGCACAGGATACGATGCTTTGCGGCGGTTCGCGCAATTTCTTTTGGGATGTCGTTAGCGATGAGGGTGCTAAGATAGTAGGCATTGTAAGTGAAACCAAACTCCTCCTATAGCTCTTGGCATATTTGTTCGCGCGGCATTTGGTCCATTACTTTATAAACAATGGCGCGGCGAATTGGGGATAGTGGGGTCATTTCTACATAGCGCTCAAGGTCCCAAATAAGGGTGCGCCCATATGTATTTAATTTGTCCTTAAGCTATTCGCGCAGCGGCAAATAGTTATTCATAAGGGCGTAAATATGCTTGTAGTTTTCCCAGTCAAAATTATGGCGGCATACAATCCAGCGCACTTCTAGGTGCGGGGGTTCGCCGCGTGTTTCATAGTCCTCAAGGCGCGTTGAAATTGTATGGGTATAGGAGTGGGTAACGCGATATTCCCATTCCTCATAGGGTATCCAATAGGCAGACTCACCGTCCCATTCGTAGAATTGGGGTTTGGGGTGGTCTAGCGCCTAAAAGCGCAATTGCGGCTTATATACATCCTTTAAGTAGTATTGCGTCCTCTTCATATCTACCAAATTATGTTTGAGGCGGTAGAGGCGATAGTCATCCTCAAACATAAGAAAGCCTTCCTCTGGCGGCAACTTGCCTGATAACATCTGAACCCACTTGTCTAGGTGGTCTAGGCGCTCCCAAAGTTCTACCATACCGGGGATGTCGGCGTCTCCGATATCAATTAGTTCGCCAGTTTTTTTATCGTACTTGGGGCGCTATATGGTAGGAACGGATTTCTTGTAAATGTCGCGCTTGTAGGCACTACGGAATTCTTGTTCGTCGGTAGCGGGATTTTCAAGTATTTCATCTAGCGAAAGAACATAATCGTCGGAGGTTTTAAATGTGTTGTAGCGCTTGGAATTATTATATACTTCTCCGCGCTTTAGAGAGGACAGTCCGTTTTCATCCTTGCCGTATAATATGTAGGTGGCCATTTGTTCTAAATCTTGCGGCGAAGGGTCGTTGGGTAGGGTATCTAGAATACCTTTTACCAATTCCAAACGGTCGGTGTCTCTTTCTATGTTATAATCTAATGAATATGCTTTTTTCATTTGATTGCAACACCTCCTTTATTTTAATTGTATCATATCGGGTAATGGGTTGTCAAGTATTTGAGTTCAAAAAATAAAAAGTTGGTTCATTTTTAAAAAAGTTGGTTCATTTTTAAAAAAGTTGGTGGAAAATGGGGACGCGCCCTTACGCATACCAGATTTGACATCTTTTTTCCCAAAAGCTAGCCCCCGGCTGCTGGAATTTGCGCTGGGCTGCTGGGGCTGCGGCGCGTAGCGCCAAAAACCGTTGGCGCGCAAGGGTTTGCGGGCGTCCAATTTTATTATAGATTTATTCCTATACCAGAACGGACATTTTTTCCTAACACCAAAAAAATTTTTTGACCCCAACATGTCGTTTTTGGTATCCGGAATTTTGATATAAAAATATACGGGTTAGTCAAGACTAACTTTAATTAGTTAAGACTAACTTTGATTAGGCGGAACTAACTTTAGTTAGTTCCGCTTAACACGCGTACGTCAAAATAGTGATATTTTATCACTATTATGGTTAGTCATGTTTAACTCCCGCCCGAGCCAAAATAGATACAAATATATAATAGTACTACTGTCCGACGCACTTTAGTCAAGTAAAGCGATGAAGTACTTATACATTTATAATAGTGTCGCGTCCGTCACACTTTAGCGCACTAAAGCGATGAAGTATGTATATATTTATAATGATGATGCGTCCGTCATACTTTAGTACGTTAAAGCGCGAAAGTGAGGATGCTTTTATAACTAAAATAAAAAACTCACCTTGCGGTGAGTTTCATCAGAAACTTTTCATTAGTGATTTCGCAACCGTCAAACTTTACTTGAATGTTTTCACCGTTTATTGTGATATCGCCACCGACATTGAAGGGAACGGAATTTTTAACCCATTTTTCTGTCGTGAGTCGTTCTGTAATCACTCTTTCAAAGTTATCGCCTTTATTGTATCTTGCGTCTTTTTCAAGGTCTTCAGCCGTTCCGCAGGCCGTTGCGATTGCGAGCAATTCGGCTTTCTGTGCGGAAGTGAGACGAATCCGAACCTTTGCAAGTCCGCCCCGCTTGCTACTCATCCGGTCCAGTCTCATAAACCGCTTCAGTGTTTCAAAGTCCATTTCAGTGTAGTACAGAATGCTATTTACTACGAAACCGAGAATGTAAAGGTGGGAAGCGCTAAGAGCGTTATAGATAGCAAGCATGGTTTCCATCGTCATTGTGGTGTCCTTCTTTCGTCTGTTTTTGTTCCTCTCTTGGAACATCTAGAGTATAGCACACCTTGCCGGACGTGTCAAGCACTTTTTTCATTTTGGGGAAGACTTTTTACAAGTCTTCACCCATTTCGGTTTCGTAGCAATCGGAACAAATGTATTCGCCTTTTTCAAAATCACAGCACCAAGATTCCAAAGAGAAATAGTCAACCATCCGTCCGCACTCTTCACAGCGGAAAACCTTCTTTTCACGAATCACAGAACCAAAGAACAATTCCTTATAGCGTCCAGTATAAACAGTATCGTCATACGAACGGCGCAACATCTTGCCATTGCGCTTGTAGTAGTGCGGGACGTGCATGGTCTTCTTTTCTTCTTCCTTCATTTCGGCAACCAATTCCATAACCTTCATCATGTCGGCATTCATCATTTTCTTATCCTTCTTTCTTCTTTTTGTCAGTTCCATCTGACAGTTACTATTATACGCATTCCGGTGAAATTGTCAAGCACTTTTTTCATTTGTAGCAAAGAAAATTTTCGGCAGTTAGTTATGACTAACTCATCTCGTAGTTGCCCCTCCGCTCTCCGGTTCCGTCACCTTTATTATACTCTTTTCCGCCATCTTGTCAAGCACTTTTTTTCGCGCCGGCACGAAAAAAAAGGAAGGACTCTGTCCTTCCTTACTTTTCAGCATTATGGGCAACTACTGCCATAGCACACAAACTAATAGGAACAAGGCACAAACAGGCAGGAATGAAGATGCCCCAGATCAAACCACACATACACATACTTACAGAAAGAAACATTGACATATTCATAATTATTCTTCCTTTCCACCATTTACAAACTTGCGACCATTTACTTCTTTCGCAATCTCGTTCGCTTCTTTTTCGTCATTCGTCGCGGTATAATACCAATACAGACCATCAAAGGAACGAGCAACGATAAACTTATAATTGTTGATGTCGGCGGGCAGGTTCTTAATCATCGTGATGACTTCCTTTCTTTCGAGGTTCTTACCTCTTGACTATATGATATCATAAGTTTTAATTCTTGTCAAGCATTTTTTTGAAAGTTTTCAAATGATCCTTAGAAGAAAACGTATCATAGAACATCATATATTCAACCGATTCCAAGTGTTCATACATCAGGCTATTCGGGTATCTTTCTTTCATTGCTTTGAACCATGCTTTGATTTCTTTTTCTGTATAAATCATATTGGTTATCTCCTTATCTCTATTACTCGCCCATCAGCGCATTGAACTTTTCCAATGCTTCTTCCATCGTCATGGCTTCCATGTTTTCTTCAATGGTCTTTTTCGGCAGGTCACAACCGTTTTCCATCAGATACATCAGCAGGTCCATCTTTTCGTTTCTCATCGTGTGGTCCTCTCTTTCTTCGGGCTTCCCCGTGACTATATGATAGCATACCTTTGGATTCTTGTCAAGCACTTTTTTCGGGGAAGGGGAAGATTATTCTTCCCCTTCCGGCGCGGGCATTAGGTCCGCCGGCAAGGTGTCGAGCCATTCTTCAAAGCCGGCCCACTGTTCTTCGTTCAGTTCGTTCTTCAGGTTTTTCAGTTCTTCATATTCTTCGGTAAAGCTTTCCGCGTACATCCACATTTTCTTGTCCTTCTTTCTTTTAATGTGTTCCATTGGAACGATTATAGTATATCATGCCTTGCCGGGTTTGTCAAGTACTTTTTTTAACTTTTTTTATTTTTATTTCCCTTCTTTACTTTCTTCCTACGAACTGTCTGGTCTTTATCAATATATGTTACATAACTATAATCACTTACAGGAACTTTTTTCAAGCACATAGCTTCGTCCATAACCCACATGGTTTCTTCTTCTTTATGAGCATTTTCCCAGATATCCCAACCATTCATTTTTATTTTCCCTCTTTCTTTTTATTGTTCCCTTGGAACATCTATAGTATATCATGGACTACCGGGTTTGTCAAGCCCTTTTTTCAAGAAATTTTTTATATCTTTCCGTGTCCTTCCATACGTTCATAGTTCCATATGTGCGAGGTTCAATGCTAAAATTCTTCAGTCCGCCATCCCACATGCACCAAAGCATCTGAATGATATTGGCAGGAATAAACAGAAGGATATAAACAGGCATTTTCACTTTAGAAATAACATTTACACTATAATCATCATTATCTTCAATATAATGATTGCATGCGATCTTTTCAATCATATGATTCTTCTTATAACCGAGCAGGATAGCATATTCTTCATAACTAATCTTTTTCATAACAATCGCCTTTCTGGTTTTTAGGACTTTTCCTTGTCCCTCTCAACGATTATAGTATATCATACTTTTCCGGCCTTGTCAAGCGTCTTTTTCAAACTCTTTTTCCCAGTTCACTCTATACCCATCGGCGAATCCATCAAACCAATTAATGATATATTTTTTCATGATATACTCCCAAGGCCAAACCAAACGGATTTCAAACGGTTCAACATCTCGATCAATACAAACCAGACGCATTTTATCGGGAGCATAGCCACTGTCAAGCGCCATTTTCGGATTACGCGGAGACCGTCCGCAAGAAAAGTAATAATATTCAACGGCAGAACCATCAGCGGAATGACATTTCAGTTCAAAGGTATTCAGTGGCAACATTTTTCTTTTCCCCTTTCTTGTTCTCTTGGAACGATTAGAGTATAGCATACTTCTTTGAGTATGTCAAGCACTTTTTTCAATCACAAGCCAAGCGCCATCAATTTCATATGCGTTATCTGTTTTTGTTCTGATGGCCTTGCCCCATCCCATTCTGATACAATGGTCCGCCGAAGCATATGTATCAAAAGTCCCATTCCATTCGCCGAACTTGGTAGAAATATCAGGCGTGTCACAAAATGCAATCTTGTATGTTTCCGTTTTCTTTGCTTTGCTAAACAGTTTCATGTTATCAATCCTTTCTTCTTGGTACGTCTGTAGTATAGCATATACCGGCATACTTGTCAAGCACTTTTTTAAATTTTTGTTATTGTAATTTTATGGCCGTTCGGTCCATAAAAATCAAAGTCCCAACCGCCGTCTGTCCATTCTTCATTATAAGTATCATACATTTCTTCCACTGTATCAAATGACTCTTCATGCACTTCATCATATTTGTCAAGCCATACCATAGTATAATAACCAGTGGCATATTCTTCTTCTTCAATAATAGATTCAATAACACGAATATCTTTCATGATATCCCTTCCTTTCAATCTAATTATACGCCATTTGAAAAATATGTCAAGCACTTTTTTTAAAAAAATTTTTTAAAATGGGGCTTGACATTTTCCGCCGGCATGCTATAATATAGATACAGTCGAGGACCCCGTGGGGAGCGGGCAGAGGTTGGACAGGCTCACGAGGAAACCAACCATTGGTTAGTTATAACTAACTCAAGTTAGTAATAACTAACTAACTATATTCGCGCGAAAAAATTTTTTTTAAAACTTTTTAAAAACCCCTTGACAATTTGCACCGGATGAGTATAATATAATTGACGGGCCGGAGAGGGGAGGGGGAGGTCGGCCATCGGTTAGTTATGACTAACTATAGTTAGTCTAGGCTAACACTGCCGGCGCGAAAGGTCAAAGAAAGTCAAAGTCAATCAGTGGCTGCCGGCACGCTTTAGCGTGCTAAAGTGTGAAAGCGAAAATTTTTTTCAAAAAAAGTGAAAAAAGGGCTTGACAAACTTTCTGGAAGTGCTATAATGTACTTGTCAACAGGGGAACGAACCCCGGGACAGAAAGAAGGGCTTGAAAATGACAATGCAGGAAATGATGAACCGCTACGACGCACACGCAGGCGCGCACACTTATGCACTGGGCTTTGTGTTCAATAAGGGGCTTTACGCCGCAAAGCTGAGCTTTGCTCAGATTAGCAAGTATTTCAAGCTGGACCACGCAAGCTCCAAGCGTGGCGGATTCGCTAAAATCCGCATCCGTCTGACCGCCGCTGACCGTGCTGAGCTGAGTGAAGTGGCGGAACTGCTGGGAGCTGAGGACCTGCTGACCGCGGACGGCAAGCACAACAAGGGCGAGAACTTTGAGCGCGAGCTGACCGAGCGCTGGACCTCTGAGACCTGGGTCAAGGACAGCGTCCCCTTCTGGGTCTGCGGTGATATCCGGGTGGATGGCGTTGAGATTCAGGTCAAGCTCGATGGCGCTGAACTGACCAACGAAAAGGTACTGGCTGGGCTGGCCTAAGCCCAGCCCTCTGCCGGCGCGAAAATTTCCTCTCAAAAAGGCTTGACAAGCTGTTAAAACTATGCTATAATGTGGATACAGAAAGGGGTTGAGAGTATGTTGGAATTTGGTAAGGTTTGGAAGGTTGATACGATTGATGAATTTATGAAGGCTATGAATGCTCTGGATACTTATGAGTTCTATGCTGATATGTCCGATGATTATAGGCGAGCTGAACGTGAAAAGGCTGAGATTCGGCGTCAGCGTAGGGAGCTGTATAATCAGGCAAGCTCGAAAAATTTGCTTGACAAGCTGGCTCGGGCGTGATATAATAAGCTAGAAAGGGGAAATGATAATGAGCTTTAAGGAAGTAAGAAAAGATTTTCGCCCATTGACTCGCACGCTCACGACTTTTGTAAGGCAGTTCAATGACAACTATCGTTGTCAATTTGACAGTGATTTCTGTGCTATCAATAACAAGCGAATCAATTATACAATTGCTGTTAGTGAAAAGAATGCGAACGATTTTAAGAAGGACTTTGCTTCTCGTTTCCCTATGGCAAATAACTTTGATACTTTTATTCTCTTCTTCCTTCACGAACTGGGACACCTTCAGACAGCAGAACTCGTAATTGATGACAGCAACGAACGTAAAACAACGAACGATTATTATGGCCTGTATAACGAACGAATCGCCACCGATTGGGCAGGAACTTTCTTGACAGAAAACTATGACTTTATGAAAGAATGGGAAAGAAAAATTCTCAATAGCAAGAAAAAAGTGCTTGACTTCTTTGCCTAAGTATGATATAATAAGAGAGGAGATAAAGAAATGGAACTTATTGGTATCAAGTGTAGTTGCCCTTTGTGTGGTTCTGAAAAGGTAATTATTGTAAGGCATGTTGATTATATTGATTGGATGGATGGAGCCCATACGCAGGATGCTTTCCCCTATGTTCCTGCCGAAGAGCGTGAAATGCTTATCAGTGGCATTTGCCCCGATTGTTATGACCGTATGTTCGCCGATAGTGATGAATAATCACTATCGCGCCGGCGCCCAAAAATTTTTTTTTGTCAAGGGCTTGACAAGAAAAAGAAAATCGGTTATAATAAGAGCGTAGAAAGGGGAAGTAAGTATGACGAAACAGATTTGGTTTGATATGGATGGAACGATTGCGAACCTGTACGCAGTGGATGGATGGCTTGAAGATATTAGAGCAGAAAATACAAGACCGTACAGTGAAGCGAAACCTATGCTTAACTTTTCGTTGCTTGCTCGGTTGCTTAACAGGGTACAGCGTGAAGGTTGGGAAATCGGAATTGTAAGTTGGGGAGCAAAGAACAGCACGGAAAAGTTTTTGAAAATGACTGGATGTGCTAAATTTTATTGGCTTCAGGACCATCTTCCTTCCGTAAATTGGGACTATATTTATATTGATTATTACGGCACAAATAAGTTCCAGCGTTGTGGATGTAATGGGATTTTGTTTGACGATGAAGAACAGAATCGTAATGATTGGGAAAATGGTTTCGCTTATGAACCGAAATATATTATTGATACTCTTAAAGATATTCTGGCCCACGCTACCAGATAAGACAATGTCTTATCTGGTATGCCGGCATCGCGCGAAAAATTTTTTTCAAAAAAGTGCTTGACATTTTCCTAAGGTATGCTATAATATAGTCACCGAGAGGAAAGGAGTTAAGACACTATGATGATTAAGAAGTTTGAAGGACATGAACAGGCGCAGGCTTATGTACTCACTGATGGCGCGAATATGATGCTTGTTAGTTATACTACCCCTATTATTACTCTTAATGATGGTTGGCTCCACGTGAATGGACTGTATAGCGCAACGACTCGCAAGCACATTGGTTGGTTTATGAAGGAACTCGGTTTTACGTATCAGTTGGCAAAACAGATTTACAATGATAACATGAATTTCAATATCTATACTGGTGAGGTGATTAGCAATGTGTAATGTTGATGAAAATATTATTAAAAAGATGGCTTTTGAGTATTGGAACTTTGACATCCTTCCACCCCGCGAGTATAGGCGCGCGGTCGCCCATTATATAGCATATCACAGCGAAGAATTTCAAGGGGCAGGCCCACAGTGAGCCTGCCGGCGCAATTTCGTTTTGAAAAAACTTTTTCAATTTTTTCAAAAAAAGTACTTGACATTTTCCTAAAATAGAGTATAATGATAACTGTCAGGAGGGAAAGGGGCTCCTCCTGATAGAACTTGGATAGATAGGCAGAGTTTCCTCCCAGAGTCGCCGCAAGCGTTGTCATCCAAGTTCGCTACTTATTATAAAAGGAGCAAAATAAAATGGGAAAGTTTGTTTATGTTGTTACTCGTGAGGATTCTTGCAGGTCTGTTGTGCTTGGTATCTATACCGAGGCACTGCTTGCGGCGAATGCAGTTTGGACTCTTGCACGTGGTAGTATTATCAAATCCATTAAGGAAGAACTCGTTGGTACTCTTTATACTGTGCTGACTCCCGAAACCAAAGAAGAATATTATTATATTGAAAAGGTTACTCTTAATGAAAGGTTCTGGGCGAAGTAATTCGCCCATGCCGGCGCAATTTGATTGTTAAAAACTTAACAAACTTTTTTTGAAAAAAGTGCTTGACAAAATCCTAAAACCGAGTATAATCATAATTGTCAGAGGGAGCGAGGGTCGCCTTCTGGAAGTTCAAAGGGCAATGGGACTGACCCACCAAAAGCATCGCAAATGCCTTGCCCTTTGTGCCTCGTCAAAAAGTGCTTGACACCCATCACAAAATGTGATACAATACAATCACTGAAGGAAAGATAGTTCAAAGAAAGAACGCCCTTTGGGAGACGCGGATGCGCTATATAAATTTCTGTCAAGCGCCTTTCCTTCAAAAAAATTTTTTCAAAACCCTTGACAAGACCGACCGCCTGTGATATAATACAGGTACAGGGTGAGGGAAGGCAGAGCCCGAACATCGGGTAGCCGAGCGGGTGTGACCCATGAGAGTCTGTAAGACCTTCCCGTTGAACCCACCGCACGCCAAAAGAGCGAGATTGTGCGGGATACAGTGTGGCGAGCACTGGGGTCAGTAATGGCTTAAATGTTCGGCAGCACCTGCGAGAGGCTGAAATAGGCAGGGATTGATCTCGTGAAGACCCCTCTCAAAAACTTTTCAAAAAGGCTTGACAACTTCCTCAAGATCAATTAGAATGATTTCAGAAAGTGAGGGACATGTAATGACGATTGATGAACTGCTTCAGGAGAATCAGTACATTCTTCAGCGGATGAAGAATGAGGAGTGGGACACAGACGCATTTATTAAGGAACTGAAGGGAGAAAAGGACGGTGAATAGGAGCATAGAGAGTGCTCCGTGCCGGCAGAAGTTAGTTATAACTAAGTAACCAAAAAAATTTTTCCCAAGTAGTTGACATTCAGTAAAAATTAAGTATAATAGATACTGTCAGGAGGGAACAAGAGCCAAACAAAAAAACTTTGAAAAAAAAGTTTAAAAAACTCTTGACAGGCTTCCCAAAACCTGATATAATACAGATGTTCCTAAGGGAACGAATGAATGAGAAGGAAAACTCAATCAAACCAGAAAGGATTACCACTATGAAGAAAGCCACTATCCAGACTCTCGTTTCCTACCTCACCGAAAAGAATGATGATTACATGATGGACATTCTCGCAGAACTTGAAACCGAACTGAACAAGGGTCAGGTCAAGGCAGACGCTACTCGCAAGGAATACAGCGAGATGCGTGAGAAGGTTCTGGAAGTCCTTCGCTCTGCTACGATGCCTGTGACTGCTCAGGAACTCGCTGACGAGACTGGTCTTTCTAAGGGCAAGATCGTGTATGGTCTGTCTCACCTCTGGATGGACGATATCGCCAAGACCGAGGGCAAGGTTAACACCTATGCCATTCGGGCATAATTTCAAAAAGAAACTCGCTTCGGCGAGTTTTCTTTTATTTTGGTAGTTAGTTGCCGCTAACCCCGCCGGCATCCCACGCGAAAAAATTTTTTTTAAAAAACTATTGACATTTGCGAATAATGTGCTATAATATAATTGTTCCAAGGGGAACAAGAAAGGAAGTTTAAAAATGATTAAGGTTATTAAGGAAGGTTATGTTCCTAAGGTTATTACTCCTATCTATCGTATTACTTGCGACAACTGCCATACTGTTATTGAATGTGAAAAGCCTGACACAAAATTTAAGATGGCAGGCCATGGTGAAGGTATTCTGTATCTTAATTGTCCTGTGTGTGGAAAAGAAATTGATGACTTTATGAATCCCAATTGGATTATCTCTAATTTGAAAGAAATTGTGGCAGAAGAAAAGAAAGCACGTCGTGCAAAAAATGCTTGACATTTTCTAAAAGTATGCTATAATAAATACATCAAGAGATGGAAAACTCTTATAAAACCAGAAAGGAAATTATTATGGTTTTCGCAAATGATATGAGACAGGTAGCTGATCAAATTCAAGGGAAGAAAAGGCAGAAGCAGATTGACAAGACTCGTCAGTTTTGTCATTCAACACTTTCTAAGATGATTGAAGAAAAAGCTTATGAGGGTATTGACTACATTGATTTGCATATTACTACTATTGATAAAGAAGGAATTTGTAGAGTATTAGAAGATGATGAAGAAAGAGATATTTGTATCTATAAAGAGAGTCTTGTTTGGGAAACAGTAATGGAAATTCTCTCAGACCACGCTTATAAATATCATATGTCTATTCACAATTTTTGTAGCTATCGTGGTAAAAGTCGTTCTCAAGAAATTTGGAATGATGGTTGGAATGTTCGTATCTCTTGGTAATCAAACCTTTCTCGCCTCGCGCGAGAAAGTGCCGGCGCAGATTGACAAAAAATTAACAATCTTTTTTCAAAAAAAATGCTTGACAAAAAAGAAAATTTCTGCTATAATAATAACTGTCAAGAGGAGAGCAAGGTAACCCAAGGCAAGCCTTGATGGGGAACTGGTTCGAATCCAGCGTGGGGACGCCCACAAACCACGAAACTTTTTAAAAAAGTTGTGATAAACCTCTTGACAAACTTCCAAACCTATGTTATAATGAATACGAAATCAAGGGAAGGAAAACCCTAACAAAACCAGAAAGGAATTATATTATGAAGAAGATGTATTTTGAACAGATGCTCGGTATTCTGAATGGTATCGGCGATACGACCCCTGAGATGATTGACAATCTGAAGAAAGAGATTGAAAAAGAAGTCTATAAGGGACAGGCACAGAAGGACAAGAACCTTGAGGTCTATGAGTCCTTCCACGACATTCTGGTTGGTGCTCTCTCTGATTCTCCTGCGACTTGTGGTGAAATCTACGAAGCCATTGAGAAGGAACTTCCCGATGGAGTAACCAAGGGTAAGGTTCAGTATGCTCTGACTCATCTGTGGCAGGATGAGATTGTCAAGATTGAAGGTAAGCCTAACACTTATCGGAAGGCGTAAGCCTTCCTCTCTTGGTGGCGAAAACTGACTCGCCTTAATTGACGCGTAACGCTCCGTATAGCCAAGAACCACGAGAGTTTCCTAGGGCTTTCAGCGTGGCTAAACAACACAAGCCCTTCTTTATGGGAAGTGACACGCATCAGGGGAGCGTCTTAGAGGTATGAGAGTAAATCTCTGCCTGAAGTTCAATTCTTCCACTTTCCACCAACCACCCTCAGGTGGTCTTTTTATTAGCGCGAGTTAGTCTCAACTAACTTCGCCGGCGCAAAATTTTTTTCAAAAAGGTATTGACATTTCCCTTAACTTATGATATGATAATCATGTCGAAAGGAGAGATGGAGAGTGAGTCCACCGTACCACTAAGCCAAAGTTAGCAAGGCGTATTGCTAATAGGCATTATTAAAATGATGTACGCCCATCCTTTACCGAGAGTCCCGAACTCGGTAGGGAAATGAGGGAAGCGACGAATTGATCACTCGTCGCTTATTTTTTTTTCGCCGGCGCGTCGCCCATAAAAAAATAATATTTTTTTCAAAAAAGGTCTTGACAAACCGCATATAATGAAGTATAATACAATTGTTCCAAGGGGAACGAAAGAAAAGGAGGAAACAAAAAATGTACAAGCGCACTTATATCAACACTCTGCCCTATGAATACACTGACAATCCTATGTCCCACTATCTGATTAACGGCAGTACTCATCACAAAAATCACGGCGAATTGATGGAGAGCATTGCCAAGTATAATCGTGGCCTTTATACAAGTGATAAAAATCCTAACACTAGTTTTGATAAGGGTTCGGATATTCCAGAAATTGCCGCAAGCGTAAAATCTTCAGATTGTTCTCTCGCACGTATTCATTTTGATACCGCTACAAAGTGCCTGAAATACTATTTTAAGCACGTACCCTCTAAGATTTGGATTTGGGTTGAGTTTGATGAAAAGACTGGCATTGTCACTGAATACATTATGAATAAAAGTGAATTTGGGGCTTTTGCACAGAAGTTTTCTTATCTTCATTATGAAAGTGGCACCCGCGCGCCTAAAATGCGTTTTCGCAAGACTTCCAAAAAAATGATTGCTTGGCTTGAAATGATGTGTGCTCGTTCGGCACAGATGGCGGCATAAGTCGCCCTTCTGCCGGCGGCGTTAAGCATAACTAACTAAAAAATTTTTCAAAAGTGCTTGACATTTTTCTACAATATGCTATAATATACTTGTTCCAAGGAAATAGAAAGGATGAATAAAATGCCAATGTTTCCAATCAATTCCGAAGAAAAAGAACTGTGTTGTCTATGTGCTTTGGGCCTAGTTCATTACGATTATCTCACTCCATCGGCAAAGGAATTGTATGATACACTCACAGAAAAAGATAAAAAAGAAATACAAAAAGTACTTGATATTTCCCAAAATCGTAGTATAATGTAATTGTTCCTAGAGAACAGAAAGGATAATGAATATGAAAAACTACTTCTTTGAGACCACTGGCTATCTTAATGGTAGTCCTGTGTATTGTCCTCTGAACGCATACGGCGATTGCCCTTATTGCGACAAGCACGGTCATTGTCGTATAACTGACCCCGTGGCTAATTGTGATGACTTCGCCGCTGACTTTCCCACTTGGGAAGATTGGTTTGCTGCTCGTAGAAAAATTTTTTTCAAAAACGCTTGACATTTTCCAAATTTCTGCTATAATATAATTGTTCCAAGGAACAGGGATGGACTTAAGAAGGTGAAAACTGACGGACTCCCATTGAATTCCCGTAATCCCAAGGAAGGAGATGGGCAGGTTTCGGCAACTTTCCCTGATACGGAAAAAGTTGCCATCTTATGAAAGGAGAACGAAAAATGAATTGGATTGAAGTTGAATGGGAAAGTTGGCATTGCGCGCATATTGATATGGATGACATTTATGCTAGTTGTGAGCGTCTGATGAAAGAAAGAAAAGCAACTATCACGCAGGTCGTTGATGATGCCATTGATGCTTATGTCGCTGGCCTTGATGATGAAAACTATTATAGTTGGAACGAAGACGCACAGACGAAGGTAAGAGACATCGTACTGAAGCGTTTTGGTGGCGAGCAGCTTAGTATGTTTGACTAAGCCGCCGTGCCGGCAGAGTTAGTCACGACTAACTCAAAAAATTTTTTTCAAAAACACTTGACAAACAGAAAAATTGTAGTATAATAAATACTGTCAGGAGGGCAAGGAGACCCAAGAGAGCAAACGAAAAAAACTTTGAAAAAAGTTGAAAAAACTCTTGACAAACTTCCCTAAACCTGATATAATACAGATGTTCCAAAGGGAACGAACAAAATGAACGAGAAGGAAAACTCAAGCCAAACCAGAAAGGAAATATCACTATGAAGAAGAACACTATGAACACCATCCTGTCCCTGATTGCTAACATCGACACTCCTGAAGCTGAGACTGTTCGTGCTGAACTGACTGCTGAGCTGAACAAGAACGCTGAGAAGGCTGAAGCCAATCGCAAGCTGTACGAAGAAGCTCGTGAAATCGTACTGAGCGAGCTGGGTGAAACCCCTGCGACTGCTAGCGAGCTGTACGAAGCTGTAGCTGACAAGCTGCCTGAGGGCTTCTCTAAGTCCAAGGTCCAGTATGCTCTGGCTCACTATTGGGAAGCTTATGTCGTAAAGCACGAAGGTAAGGTTAACTCCTATACCAAGGCGTAATCTCATCTCCTGCCCCGAAAGGGGCTTTTTCTATATCCATTAGTTAGTTATAACTAACTCTGCCGGCGCCGAGTTAGACACGACTAATTTTAAAATTTTCCTAAAAAAATACTTGACAATTTTTAAAATTATGCTATAATATAGTTAAGAGCTTGAGAGAAAGGAAAAAATTCCCTCTTGACAAACTCTTCCCAATATGCTATAATAAGACGAAATCAAAGAAAGGAATTGATAAAATGAATAAGACTCAGCTTGAAACCCTTCTGCGTGTTGACTATCTCAATTCTATTCAGGAACTTCTGTCCAAGCAGTATGATACCGATGTGCTTCCTGTAAGTGCCAACGAGCTGGCTATTCCTTGTGTGGATGCCGAAGGCAATGAAAAGTGGATTGTTGTTAAGGTTTCTACTCCTCGTGGGACTCGCAATGGTGAAGGTGGCTACGTCCCCTATGATGGGTATGCTCTCGCTGAAGCCTACAAGATGGAGTGTGAAGACAAGGCACAGGAAAAGGCAGAAAAGCAGGCTATGAAGGAAAAGGAAAAGGAAAGCAAAAAGAAGAAAAAGGCTTGACTTTTCCTTCCCTCTATGCTATAATCTGTACTGTTGAAAGGAGCGATTTACTATGAAGGACCTTTATATGGTATTTGATACCGAGACTTGTAACACGCCTAAGGTTGAAGGGCAGCTTGATGTCAGCAATGGTCAGGTTTATGACTTTAGTTTCCAGATTGTGGATAACGAAGGGCGTGTATATGAAGAGCATTCATATATCAATGAAGATGTATTCTTTGACCTTCCCGAAGCAATGAACGAAGCATACTTTGCTGATAAGATTCCTCAGTATAAGGAAGACCTTCGCCTTGGATACCACCAGATGGTGAATACTTGGGATATGTATAGAATTGTACGTAATATGGTGGAAAAGTATGATATCAAGGCTTTCATAGCACATAATGCTCGTTTTGATGTCGCAGTACTGAACTCTACACTGCGTTATCAGACAAAAAGTGTTAGGCGTTTCTTCTTCCCTTACGGTATCCCGATTTGGGACACAATGAAGATGGCAAATGATACAATTTGTAAGCTTTCATCATATAAGCAGTTCTGTATGGAGCACAATTATATGACGAATCATATGGTGCCTCAGCCAAGAAAGACAGCAGAGATTCTGTGGCGTTTCCTCCAGAAGGATAACGACTTTGTAGAAAGTCATACAGGGCTTAAGGACGCACAGATTGAAGCACAGATTTTTGCTGAGTGCGTTCGTAGGCATAAGAAGATGGAACGACTCGCAGACCTTGACGAGTAACAGACCAAGGTCTGTTTTCGCGCCGGCAAATTTTTTCAAAAAAACCCTTGACAAACATATTGAGGTATGCTATAATCAATACTGTCAGGAGGGATACTGATGAAGCGAGCATTGTATAAGAGATATGATAGCCTTGCAGATTGGGATTTAGACAAAGGTTGTAGGCATATCATAGACCAGAGTACCAGAGCAAGACGCAGATTGAAAAAAGTATTACGCAGACAAGCAAGAGCAAGAATAAAAGGAATGAGAGTATGAGAGATCGTAAAAAGGGAACTTATAACGGACAGCATACCTATTGCCCCGTAAATGGTTGGGATTGCCCCTACTGCGACAGAAATTGTGTTTGCCATATTGAAGACCCTTGTGAGGATTGTGATGATTGGTGTGCTTTCTTTCCTACTTGGCAGGATTGGGAAGACGCCGAACACGTTGAAGACGAAACTACAAACTTCGCCGAAGCAGAAATTGCTTGGGCGAGGGAATATATGGGATATGAAGATAATCAGGATTATCTTGAAATGGGATTTGACCCTTATTGTGGTTGCTATACGGACGACTGCTAATTTGGCAGTCGCGCCGGCCCCGAAAAAATTTTCACGCAGCCTATTGACATTTCCCAAAATCATGCTATAATATACAAGAAAGTTGAAGGAAAACAACTCAAACCAGAAAGGCAATTTGAAAATGAACTTCCTTGTACTGGATGGCGAAACTTGTAACACTCCTAAAATCAATGGGCAGTTGGATGTCAAGAATGGTCAGGTTTATGACCTTGGTGGAATGGTTATTGATGAATACGGAAATGAGAAAACTCGTTTCAGTGTCATCAATGGAGATGTATTTTTTGGTATGCCTAATCAGATGAGAGAAGCATACTACAGTGATAAAATTCCACAGTACATTAAGGAAATCAATATGGGAAAACGTAAGGTGTTAAACACTTGGCAGATTGTAAAGATGGTTCGTGCCATTTGTAAAGAATATAAAGTCCAGGCTATTGTAGCCCACAATGCCTACTTTGATATTCAAACTCTCAATGCCACTATGAGATATCAGACAAAATCTATGTTGCGTTATTTCTTCCCTTATGGAATGAAGATTATCGACAGTTTGAAAATCGCACGAAAAGTCTTTGGAAAGGATAAGGATTATATTAAGTTCTGTCAGGATAATGGTTATATGACTAACACTAAAACTCCTCGTCCTCGTCTCACAGCAGAAGTGCTTTGGAGATACATTAGTAACAATAATGAATTTATTGAGAGTCATACAGGATTTGAAGATGTGGAAATTGAAAGTAAAATTTTCGTAAAATGTCTTGACAAAATCCGAAATCGTACTATAATGTAATCATCAACAGGAAAGGAAGAGAAATATGAAAGTCTATATCAAGAATATGGCACAGGAACAGACAGTACGCGACCTTCCCTTTACCCACGCCCTTTGGCTTCGTTGGAAGCTTTTTACAATGTATGATAAAGAGCATCGTCCCATTGTTCGCTTTATGATTTGAAAGGAGAAAAATATGTCAATCTTTACAGTGAAAGAATTTATTATTGAACCTTATGAGCATTGTGGCGACGGAGTTTATTCTTCTCTCGCCGAAGCACAGAAAGCAATTCTTGAGCGTGTAGCAGAGGATTACACCGAAGAGGAAATGAAAAAGTTTGAATTTACTTTTGATGGCTATGAATACGAGACATTAGGTAATGATTATATAGCACCTTGTGTTTATTACATTGAAGAAGTAGAACTGAATGGCCCCATCATTTGATGGGGCGCCGGCACTTGCCCCATTAGGAGCAAGCGTTACAAGCATAGTCAATAATCACAGGATGACCGTGCTTCCAACCATAGTTCTGATTATGACAATCGTAAATATGATCAAGAACCCAATCATATTCAGCACCTTCAAGATACCAGCCCACATCTTCGTCATACTTACCAATCCCATAAATACGGGGCATAATACAGAATAAATGTCCCATATATTCAACCATAGTGGGCTTAGCAAGCAAGTGAGCAAAACCATCTTTTTCAGCAATGGCATAAAGACGAACTTCATCATTACAAGTGCCAAATTCGTGAGTATTATGATAAGTACCAAAGTCGTACTTCACAACATAGTCAGAAGTGATGAAGCAAACACGAGTCAGACCGTGAGCGAAACGCACCCTACGACCGTGTTCCAGATTAAAACGACTAACAGCATGATGAAACTGACGCCAATTATCACATTCACTAATATAACTAAAAATCTGATGGATGAACTTTTCAGCACGAACTTCATAAGTGTTTCTCATACTTCATACCTTCCTTTCAACAGTTAGAGTATAGCATACTTATATTCTAATGTCAAGGGGTTTTGAAAAAAATTTTCGGCGTGCCGGCGCAGTTAGGATAGACTAACTGTTTGACAAAAATCAAAAGTTGGAGTATAATATATATGAAAGTTGAGGAAAAGAAATTTAAAAAAATGAAAATTTCCTCTTGACAAGCTTTCAACTCCATGATATAATACAACCATCAAGTGAAGGAAAACACTCCAAACCAGAAAGGAAATAAAATTATGGCTAATATTTCTAAGACTGTCGTTGATGCTACTCTGCGTCTGAATGCGTTCCAGTTCGTTTTCTCCAATTGGTTTGATGCTGATGATTCCAACGCAGCAGCAGACAAGGTTTCTCGTTTTGACAAGGTCAATGATCGTCAGTTCGGTATCATTATGACTGACCTGAATGGCCACAAACGTTATATTCGTATTGGGGCTATCGTTGCCGAAGAGCGTGAGGACATGACTGCCGAAGAACTGATGCAGAGTGAAATCAATGCTTATCAGGCAAAGCAGGATGCCAAGGCAGAAAAGGCCAAGGCTAAGGAAGAAAAGATTGCCAAGGATAAGGCAAGACGTGCCAAGGCAAAGGAAGAGGCAGAAAGTCAGCCTCTTCCTAGTGAAATCTCGGAGTAAGAAAGGAGTATAAATATGAAAAAGATATTGGCTTATACAGATGATGAACTCCAGCATTTTGAAGATATTTATGACTTTCTTGACAAGATTAGAACCGAACTTGACGATGAATTTGAACTGACTCAAGAGCGTGAAAAGTTACTTGATGAAGCAATCCTCGCTGTTAAAAACGTTCAGAAAATTCTTGATAATTAACGAAAGGGGAAATAAATATGAGTAAAGTAGTATATGTTCTGTCCTATCAGGGCGAACCTGACCACGTTTATACCTCTATTGAACCTATTCGTCAGCAGTGTCATAAATACATGAACGACCATTATTATCATGAAGAACGAGACTTTTTCTACTGGTTAGAAGACCGTGAATATGCCGAAGATGAACGGGAACAGGCATGGGAAGACTACATTGAATGGATTCTTGACTACGGCGAATGGGGCGAGTATAGTTGGATTGAGGCACCGTTAGACTAAACTAACGGCGCCCGCCGGCACGAAAATTTTTTCTAAAAAACTCTTGACATTCTCCCTATCTTATAGTATAATCGAGTTGTTGAAAGGGAGATGAATTAAGATGAAGAAAACGAAGAATCAGACCAAAACTTGGGTAGAAGTATTCCAGAGTGAACGTAAGACTTGGGGCAATGTAAATCCTGTGACCAAAGTTATTCCTGACAAGCGTTTTAAGAAACCGAAGTATAAGGGAAAGGATTGGGAATAATGACAAAAGAGCAGCGTAAAGAAAAAGCAGATCTCCACAAAGCTTTAATAGAATTACTCGCCGATGTTCCCGATGATTCTAGTTTTTATAAAAGACTAATTTGGGCAAATCAAATTATTGCCAACGCATTATCAAAATTTGAATTGGAGGATTGAAAGATGATTACTCGCAGCTATTATGTTCCTCGCAACCAGATTGGCCGCTATATCATGAACACTGTTGTTGATCGTGTTGGATGTAGCGTTGAAGATTTCAAGCCTAGTATCTCTTCTGATACCATCCGTTTCACTATCACTTGTAGAGATAAAGATATTCCTACTGTTGAGCAGATTTTGAAGATTTACGATATTTTGGAGAGGTGAGGTGTGCCGGCAGACTTATGCCGGCGCGCAGCGCCGAAACTTCCCCATTATACATTATATCACAGGCTTGACACGTTGTCAAGCATTTTTTTCTTGTCAAGTAGTTAGTTATAACTAACTATTAGATATACAAGTATTTGCGTTTCTGCTGAATTTATGTTATAATTATATATGTAAAGAGGGAGTAAAGGAGGGCACGCCAATGCAAGCTGGGAACAGCAAGCTGCGAGCTGCAAGCTGGAATCACCATTCCTACCCAAGCTGGTAAAAATCGGCTCCACCGATTTTTGGCTCCCGGCAAGCTGCGATATCCGGCTCACGAGCTGGAAAGCTGGAACCTTCCGCAAGCTGGAACTTCGTCGGAGCCTCGCACAGAGGCTCCGGCAAGCTGGAAGAGTCAAACATTTGACTTTTACGAAAATTCTGGTATAATATAATTGTAAAAAGGAAAGGAGCTGGAAAAATGCTGTATTTGATTATTGGGCGCAAAGAAGGATACGAAGACATATTCTACGGCGTATGTCATACGCTGGAAAAGGCAGAAGAATTTTGCTACTATGCCGAAGCAAATGACGAAGATGGCCGCTATTATGAATGGTTCCCTGTGCTAGAAATTGAGAATTAAATATTTGACTTTTTCCCGAATTTCTGTTATAATAAAGATGTTCCAAGAGGACAAGAAATAAAAATTGTGCAGGGTGGACTGCCGCATACTGAACCACAGAAAAGGAGTAAATTATGACTATTAACGAACTGAACAAGGTAATTATGGGTGTTGAAGGCGCAGTTATGGGCCGTGTTAAGGGCAGCAATTTTGTTATCGTGCCCCTTGAAGATGGCGGCTACGCCAAGGTTAGTGTAAGCAAGGCGCTTATGGAAGCAACAAAGACTCACGTTCCCTTTGACTATGAAGCTGCTGTCGCAGATTATAAGACTTGGGAAACCGCTGCTGCTCTGCGCGAAGCTGAGAGAGCAAGCAAGCCTAAGGCTCCCAAGGGTCCTTCCCCCGAAGCTCAGGCACGCCGGGACGAGCTGGATGCCATGATTTCCGGACTTCCTTCTTTCACCGAATACACGGCAACTGATATTCGTGCCGCACTCGCAGACAAGCTGCCCGCAAATGTGCTTGTAATGCAGGTAGGCCAGAGCGCTCGTAGGCTCGTAGAGAAGGGCGTACTTACCGTAACTTCCCGCGAGGGAGACAAGAAGCCTTACTATACTAAGGCGTAATTGGAAGAGAAGGCGCAAGCCTTCTCTTTTTCTTTTATGCGCGCCGGCAAACACTTGACATTTTGGTTAAAATGTGTTATAATAAAATGGGATAATATATATAATAAGGCAAGCTGGAAATAAAAATAGAGGGGTAAGCTGGAAGCTTACCCCTCTTTTGCTTCTACAAGCGCAAGGAAATCATTGTCTTTAATTTCCGCATCGTGCCATTCGCCAGTGATGTAGCACATCTATTGCTGCTTACCTTTGATAGTTCTCTTCTTCTACTCTACTGTATAGCCTAACATAGGCAAACAATCTTTTAAACTATTCCAGGTCATTATCTTAGAATTATTTTTATTTGTCTTATCCAAGCTGGGAACCGCCATAAGCTCGGCAAGCTGGCGGCACTCAGGTATCGTAAGCCAACGATTCATATATTCTTCTGGAATTTCAGAACATAAAGTTTTTAAGTGGCGTTGATACTGGAAGGTTTGTCGCGGCACCTGTATCCTATCTTCAGCATCATAAGAATCAATGATGACATTATCAAAGCGCCTATCTTTTATATCAATTCCGCGTGCTAATGCTTTATTTATCACAACAAAATCATACTCTTGCGGCACCATACCAGTGGAAACAATAACGCCATACACGCGCTGCTGCTCTTCTGTCATTGGTTTATCCTCATTTCTAATTGAATGTAATTCAATTGGATTAAAGCCCTATTCGCGCGCCACATTTACTATAGTTTGATTTGGCTCGATAAAAGGAGAATAACACCAATAACCTTTGCCAGGTTCAGGCTGGAGTTTTCTTATGTGTGTTAATACATTAGTGAAATATATGTCCGCCGCAATCCTATAGCCAGCTTCCAATTTACCAGTATTACTAGCACTTGTCAAGCTGGAATAATAAGTCTTCGCACGCTCGGGCGTCGCCGACAAACCTATACATAAAATGCGCCCTTCATTTACAATCTCTTCCCACTTACCCAATAGAATAAGTGGCATATATTCTCTCGTGCTTGAATAGGTCTGTATAACGGAAAGAATTTCAGCATTAGAAAGTTTTTTATCTTTTCTATTGTAATCGCGTTGGCGCGCCGTTCTAAAAGCCGCAACTGCAAAATCAAAAATTGAGTCGCATTCATCCCAACATATTACATCTATGTTTTCTAAAAATTGCGCGCCGCCTTGAATCAATTTCATTCCCAAACCCTAATAACACATTACGCCAATTTTATCTGTCGTTTCTCCCCAAATGGAGGGGGTTTCCCAAAATATATCCGCATCCGCACAAATTTCAGAATATGATTCTAAAATGGAGTCCTTTAATGAATTTGTATCTACGAGATATAGTACCCGATTCAGACCCCCATCGCGCGTGTATTCCTTTAAATGATTAACCGCCCAATATGTTTTTCCAGTGCGCGTGCCGCAATCTATAATGTTATAAACGCTGCGGCGAAAAACTAACTAATTTTGATTTGCTAAGTCTGTAACTGTTGTCATTTACTTCACCTCTAATTATATTATAACAGAATTTCATTTTAAAGTCAAGTATTTTTTTCTGCTACATATAAGTAAAAATGTAATCCTAAATCTTATCCCTTTTCTTCGCTTATAATAACTTTTTGTAATAAAAAAATGTAGTAGATTTTTTACTACCCCCTGCAGCCCTATATATGTAGTAAAAAAAATACTACATTTTTCTTTACCACTTTTAAAAAGTAGTAATTCTCCTATATATATAATAAAAATTTAATCGGAACGAGGCGCGAAGCGCCGAGTGGAGATTAAATTTTTATTATACGCGCCGCAGGCGCGACTAGTGCCATAAAAATTTCTCTCAAATATTTGACTTTTTTCAATTTTTATGTTATAATAAAAGAAAAACGGGTTTTATTGGTAAATACTTGACAAAAGCTGAAATTTCGGCACACTCATCTAATATATTCCTCTGTATAAGAAACGCGCCCGACACCCTCCCCTTCCCACCGGACGCTGCTTGGTCTGAAAGACGTCGTA